AGTAATCAATAGTAAGCAGCCAGTAATCAATAGTAAGCAGCCAGTAATCAATAGTAAGCAGCCAGTAATCAATAGTAAGCAGAGTAAGCCTATAAAGATAGAAGATGAAGATAAAGATATATTAAAACCATTGTCGAGCAAACTCGACGGAACAGTAAAAGATCTTTTCTCTTTCTGGCAAAAGACTCTCAAACATCCCAAAGCAATCCTAAGTGCAGATCGCTTGAAAAAGATAAAAGCGCGGTTGAAGGAGGGATATCCGCCTGAGAGGATAAAATCCGCTATTCTCGGTATTGCCAATAGCCCGCACAATATGGGGATTAACGAACACGGCAAGAAATACGACGATATTGAACTTATCTGCCGCACAGGGTCAAACGTGGATAGGTTTGCAGATATGGAGACAACCGAAGCTGTTGACGATTGGTGGCAGACTGACGAGGGCGGTAAGCCAATCTTCGGGATAGACGGCCAACTAATGCCTAGAGAGGATGACAGACCATGATAAATTTTGGATATTTCAAAGAAGGTCTAGCGAAGGTAGCGGCAGCTTTCAATGTAAGCAACCAGCGAAAAGAGGCTTTAGAAAATACTTACCACGACATATTAAGTTCTAAGATAAGTGATGCCCAATTCACTAAAGCGGTAGAACACATATTACTAAATGCAGAACGATTCCCTACCATAAAAGCGTTCTTAGATGTGGCTAGGATATATCCAGACCCAAAGGGCAACATTACGAAAGAACCTTGCGTGGTTTGCGATAGCACAGGTTGTATCGTTGCTAGGAGAGAAGGCTATAGAACGCTATTCTCTTGCAGCGAGTGTCATAACTGCGAATATGATTATCCAGAATGGAGCGACGATTACAGAAAAATAGGATTTAAGCCAGAATTCAGGGCAAGCGACTGGAATCCCAATGATGATGCCCAAATGCGGGGGCTGGCTATGATGGGAACAGGGAGCAAGGTGTGGAAAAAAGCGTCAAAAGATTGCCAGCAAGCAGCAATGAAGTTCGGAGCAAAACCTCATTCGGCTGGCTTAGAGGCAATCACAGGCAAGGCAGACCCACAAAAAGAAAGGCTCAGGAGACAGCGAGAGCGTCAAATTGAGACATTTGACATCTTAGGCAAGGTCAGAAACCTACACATAGAAGGGGAGGCAACATGACTGAGGACGGAACAAAATTAGTGTGCGCACCACAGGACATAACAATTGAGTACGGCGAGAAGCTGTGCGACATCCACAATTCAGTAATCGCAGACAAAAGGATGACAGAGCCTGAGAGAATGGCTTGCTTGCACACTCTAGTTATGGGTTTTTTATCTCATTATGTAGACGATGACCCATATACGATGAAGCTTCTCTTGAACAGCATAGAAATGGGTGCGGTAGTAGACAACGAAGTGCTTAGTTGAAAAGGGAGGTGAGTGATGATTAACAAAGACGGAGTAATCAATCGTGGTGGGGGAGAGATGTTCGGATTCGCTGGGAAATACGAGATGAGATGCAAAACTGTCAAAACAGTTGATGAGTGTGTTGATATGATGATCTGGCACTTAAAGATATGTGAAGAAGACGGCTGTCCTGCGTTCATTGACCGCGTGATGAACGGAGTTGTTAGAATGTGGAAAGCAGCAGAAGGATATAAACCGTTAATGTGGTGAAAAGAAGTTGACCACGGACTAAATACTGTTAAAATCCCGACATCAACACGCTAACGACTGCGACGAGAGAGCATCAACAACACATATTATATCCAGGGTGCAGAAGTCGCGGTTAGTTTTTATCGGGGGATTGATGGTTAAGAAGAAAGCAGCAAAGAATGTCAAGGCTCCTAATCCTGTCGGCCGCCCCACCAAATACAAACCAGAATACTGTCAGCAACTCATCGACTACATGATAGAAGATGGAAAACCCATTACAAAACCAATGGTTGAAGATAAAGTCATTGTCGATCATCACATAGGGTATCTACCTCACTTCTTTGAAGGCTTTGCGGTGAAGATAGGCGTTTGTCACGAAACGTTAAGAGAGTGGCGAGGGGAACACCCTCAATTTTCTGCGGCCTATAAGAAAGCTAAGAACATTCAGCTCGAAAAGATGGCTAAAGGGGCTTTAGGAGGCACTTTAGTTCCATCGACAACAATCTTCGCACTCAAGAATATGTTTGGATGGAAGGACAAGAAGGAAGTGTCCACCGATCCTGAGAATCCCTTAACAATCACGATAACCAAAACCTATGAAAGTTGATCTAACGAAACGCCAGACGATTGCATGGGATTATCTAACGTCCATGCTCGACATTGACCTGTGCTATGGCGGCGCAAAAGGTGGCGGCAAGTCGTTCTTATTGTGTTTATGGGCGTTTACATGGGCTAAATGGTTGCAAGAGTTCTTTGGCATTAAAGCGAACGATCATCCCTTGCCAGTTGGATTCATCGGCAGGAAGCGAGCGAGTGACTTCTCAGACACGACATTTGAAACGTGGAAGAAGGTTATTCCGTCCGAAGCCTACACAATACGCCAGATGGATAAAGAGATCGTGATTGATAACGCGGTCAAGATTATGTTCGGGGGCTTAGACGATCAAGCCAACATTCAGAAGTTCAACTCCGCTGAGCTTGCTTTTATAGCCCTCGATCAAGCCGAGGAAACCAGCAAGGACGATATAAGCGTGTTGGAAGGTTCTTTGAGATTAACGCACAATGGTAAAGTCCCCCCATACAAGTCTTTGTACACCGCCAACCCAAGAGCAGGATGGCTGAAGGACGACTTTGTTAAGGGCAAGCGTGACGGGGCTATATTCGTAAAAGCCCTTCCTGCTGACAATCCCCATTTGCCAGACAGCTACGAGGAAAGGCTTAAAACAGTGTTTGGCTATAACTCAGCATTGTTACAGGCTTATCTCTACGGTGAGTGGGATGTGTTTGAGGGAATGTATTTCGAGGAGTTCGACAGGAATTACCACGTTTATAATCCTCACGATGTAAAGATACTTCCTAGCTGGCCTAGAGTGAGGTCGGTTGATTGGGGGTATTCAAGCCCGATGTCGTGTAATTGGCACGCAATCGGCCCTGACCAGCATATTTATACTTATCGAGAATACTACGAAACCAAGAAGCTCGACGTTATGGCGGCAAAGGAAGTAGCAAGCCTCACATCGGAATCGGAGAATGTTTTGTACACGGTTGGCGATCCCCAGAGTTTTCCAGTTAAGATTGAGCATTGGAAGCAAGGCAGGTCAGTTGCGGTCAAGCGTTCCGATGTGTGGGCTGAGAACGGTGTCCCGATGATTATGGGCAATTCAGCACGAGTGGACGGCTGGTCAAGAATGAGGGAGTATCTACGGTTGCGAGAATATCAGGGTGGACAATCGGCATGGTGGCATATATCAAGCGAGTGTCCTAATTTAATACGAGAGGTCACTAGTGCTTATTACGACAAGAGAAACATTGAGGACATAGCTCCTGAGTGTTCTGACCATTCGCTAGAAAATTGCAGATTGTTTTTTATGTCACGACCGCCGCTTTGGAAGGACAAACCAGAAACGATGACAATGTTGGAAGCAGCGGAGAAACAAGCGGAGAGAGAAGAAGAATCGAAACCCCATAGACTTGGGGCGTTCTGATCGGGGACATACTAGTTGGATGGGGGAACCCGACACCTCCCATCCCCCCGTTCAGAGCGAGCAAGCATGCACCTAGAGTGAAAGGTGAGCCGAATAAATTGGGAATAATGGTTTTCGTGCAGACACCCAAACCTTAGCTCTCGGTCTGCAATTATAGAACGGAGGCATTATGCATGAGATGAAAACAGCAAATGAATACATAAGGGCCAATAGCGGCTTGATTGAGTGTCCCAAGTGCAAGGTTGGATTGTATTATGTGCGAAACTGGAGACGCATTAACGCGGAGTCAGTTATGGATCCAAAGGAACTCGTATCGCTAACAGACGACCCGTTGCCAGAGATAGGCGCTAGGATGCTTTGCCCTCTTTGTTCTGAGTTACTGTTTCACCTTTTTAGGAAGGGAGGCTCTAGTGCCTAATCAATGGAAGGGCGGTTGCGTAAACTGCGGTAAATTCAGATGGACACCAGAGGAACTTGCGGAAGGAGTTGACCTCGCAAGTCGAAACGTTCATATTATGCGCAAAGATGGCAACAAAACCATCGTGGGAATGTGTAAAGAGTGTTTCGATCTGGACGATTACGACTTAGATAACATTAAGCAGAACTGGTACAACTCAGAGCTAGAGTGCTTGAACAGTAGAGTTAAGGGCAAAGAAGAACACGCTTTAAGATTGCCTTTAGTCGAAGGCATCAAAGACTTAGAGTTTGTTGGGTTTGTGAAGCCGTAGTCGGGAGAAAGTAAGTCAATCGGGTGGCGGTAGTTTTGTTATCGCAAAGAAAACACAAAGAGAAACGCTGGATATGTGGAAAGCCCGCATATCGTTGGCTAAAGATGCCCGTGAGGAAGTATTAAAAGACGGGGACAAAGCCGTTGAGAACTACGAAGGCAAGATAGACGCAGCCACGGGCTGTAAGGACACATCGACGCTTAATCTCGTTTATGTGGATATGAAGCAATCTATCCCTGAGTATTATTCGCAGAACCCCAAGCTATTTGTAGACCCTGACGAGCCAGGAGCCGAGGAAGATGCGGAACGTGCTGAACTCGCTCTGAACATTCTATGGCCTAAACGCCAGATGAAGCCTCTAATGCGTGACGCGATTAAAAGCACCAAGTTCTACGGTGTTTGCGGGTTCAAGACTTATTTCAACTTCAAAAAAGGTGCTGTTAAAGACGAATGGAACGACCGTATAGAGAATGATGACGTTAGAACTGATCGAGTGCCGCGCAAGTTCTTGCTGAAAGACCCCAGCGCAACATGTTGGGATACTTCCTGCTGGATTGGTCACGAGATTATAGCTAAAGTCTCTGACATAGCCGAGCGATTCAACATCAAAGACAATAAAGATATCACGGTTACGAAGTCCGACACAGGTTCGTCAGATTTGGACGGCTATGAGGACATTGAAGCTATTAAGGGTGATTTCCAATACGGTACTTATTACGAGATTGAAGATCGTAAGAAGGGTGAAGTATTTACGATTGTTGACGGTCTGGACAAATTCGCTAAGAAGCCAACGAAGAAATCTTACAAGTACGACTCGATGTGGGATTTCCTAGAGTACAACGATATTCCCGACAGACCTAACACGAAGGGTGATTACTTCTTCTGGAGAGCGCAGCTAGAGGAAGTGGCTATCTTTCGCACCATGCTTATTAATCACGCCAAGAAGGGCAACGCTAAGTACGCTTGCTATGGCGATCTGTCTCCAGCGCAAAAGCTCCAGCTAAAATCAAACGAGGACTCCACTTGCGTTGATTTATCACCGACGCAGAAGGTTGACCCGATTGTTCACTCTGGCATTGACCAGCAAGTATTTATGGCTGACCAATCCGTGAGGGCAGATATTCAAGTTCTGTCTAAAGGCCCACGTCAGTCAGCGGGTAAAAAGACAGCCACCGAAGTCAACGCAACTGAAGCAGCAGCGCAACAGGTATCTGGTGAGAACCTTGAAAGACTAGAGGAAGTCATTGCATCCATCGCTAATAAATGGGTTAGCCTCATGCAAGATAACTACTCCAATACACGCACCGTAGCTCTTACGGGTATGCCTGACTATAAGTTCCAAGACTACCAAGACAGGTTGGGCGAGTCGATGGACGGTAGTTCAAAGCATCCTTTCCTTAAATTCACTAAGGGCGATATCGGCAAGAAGCTGAACGTCAGAATTAAAGCCGGATCCACAACTCCTGACTCCGATCAAACCCGCATGGCTAAGTTTCAAGGGTTCATGAAGTTCGTATCCACAGGGAAGTTAATGGCTGGTGTTGATTTAGAGGAAGTGTTGAAGGAAGCCGTCGAAGTCTTTGATGTTCGCAACGATAACCTGACGATGGGCAAAGACAATCCGATGGAAGAATCCAGATTGTTAAACGCTGGTGCTTACATTGCTCCAAAGATAAACGAGCAGCACGACAAACATTTACAAATACATGAGATGGAATCCAACGGCAATAACGAGAACATTCTACATATTCTCGGCCACAAGATGTTTAAGGCTCAGATGGACGCAAACCAAATGGCAGAATCGGCAACAACTCCGCCGAAGATGCCCCAAACAGGTCAATCCTTTGTAGGAGCAGACCAGCAACAACCTGTGGCGTTACCACCACAGGGTCAGCCAGTACAACAAGGCCCAAGTGGGCCACCACAAACCGCGCCAATAGGCGCAGGAGGCATTAGATGACAGACGAAAACACAGAGGTAGCCTCGTCAGCGACCGAAACACAGACGGAAGTAGTGACGGAACCAGTAGTTACCGAACAGGCATCGTCGGCAGCGACGGAAAATACTGCATCGCCTGACCCAGTACCTTACGAAAGGTTCTCGGAGGTAATCGAGCAGAAGAACGGTTACAAGACTCAGCTTGACGAACTCCAGATTCAGAACGAAGCCCTCAAGTTGGTGCAGCAGCAGAATCAGCAGCGTCAACCACAAGTTACTCAGCAAGATCATGACAACATGGTTGAGCAGTTTGGGCCAGAGGGTGCAGCAGCAATAAGGGCTGACATGGATGAGATTTTGAATAAGAATTTCATTCAGCCACAATTACATCAACAGTACGCTAACGCTTATAAACAGCAATACGATATTGGCAAAGGCAAGTTTGGCGAGGACTGGAGCAAGTACGATTACAAAGACCCGCTAACGGGAGAGCTAAAAGGCAATAAGGTTCTTGATCTTATGTCTAGCGCACCAACTCTCACACTAGAGAGCGCATGGAACGCTACTAACCCCGTTGACAAGGCAAAGATGGAGCAGGATATGAGAGACAAACTGACCGCTGAGTATAATGGTAAAGCAGAAAACACAGCAGCAGGAGCCTCCACTTCCACACCATCAGCCACGGGAACAGGCCACGCTATGACTACGGAAGAAGCCTATGCACAAGCGGAAGCTGAATTAGGCGGCGGCTAACCAACGATGTCGGGAGAAAGAAAGCTGCTCGGGCAGCAGTAGGCAGTAATGCCAGGAAACACTAATTTTGATACAGTAGCATCAACGACTTTTAACAACTTGCAGAAGAAAATGGCGGATAATATCTCGGATAATATCCCCTTGTTTAAGTATCTGAAGATGAAGGGTTCTGTTGTAGTCAGCGGTGGTGACAAGATTGTCCGTCCAATGATCTACAAGATGGCAAACGCTCAGTCTTATTCTGGTCGCGACTCCCTCGATCTTACCGATCCAGGCGGCATCACGGCGGCAGAGTATAACTGGAAGCAGACCATCGTTCCAGTAACAATCGACGGTATCACCAAAGCAAGGAACGCTGGTCGTGAGAAACAGATCAGCATCCTCGATACGTTGAAGCAGCAAGCTGAAATCTCGATGGCTGATAAAGTGTCTGAGATGATGTTTGGCGACGGTACGGGCAACGGCGGTAAAGATATGCTCGGCCTTCAAGCGATTGTTGACCACGCTCCAACCACAGGCGTTCTCGGTGGAATAGATCGTGCGACAAACGCTTTCTGGCGCAACAAAACCAAGTCTATCGGTGCTTACGGTACATACCTCATGCCTTACTTGTCCACGTTGATTCGCGACCTCACCAGAGGCACGAACCGTCCAGACATCATTGTTATGAACAGCACCGATTACGGCTATCTTGAGACTCTTGCATGGGGCAAGGCGCAGTATCAGAACACGAAGCTAACCAGCCTCGGTTTTGAAGCTCTCAAGTATCAGGGAATCGACGTTATCCATGATGCCAATACACCTACTGGCAAGAACTATTGTCTCAACACGAAGCACTTGAAGCTCTATATCAATAGTGCGGCAAACTTCACGATGGGCAAGTTCATTGAACCCGCTGATGGCGATTACCTCGCTGCCAAATACAAACTCTATGCTCAGTTGACAACCGACAGAGCCGAGTCTGCTGGCGTGTTCTATGGCGTAACAACGTAACTTGAAACCTTGAAAGGAGGTCAGAAATGACCATCGCAGCAAACACAATAGCTCAATCATACGCTAACAAGCGCATGGGATGGGCAACGAAGCTAGACGAAGTTGGCTCAACAGCCAAAGAAGTATTGGGAGTTATCAGGGAAGATCAACACCCTGTTTTCGGCCCTCGTAAATTCCAGTATGTTTGTTTTTATCAGGCCAGCGGCGCAACGGTAGGACAGTTGCAGTCTTATGTTGACCCTGTTTCAGTTGCAAACATCACATCTGGAACCACAACCGTAATCACCACAAGTGGCCTTACGGCTGGCATCTATGACGGTGGACTTCTCGTCTGTATAGATGATGCTGGTGGTTCTGGTGCGGCTCCCGAAGGCGAAAGCGGTGTAATCGTTGAGAACACAACGACAACCATCACGATTGCCGCGGCTGACGCTTTTTCAGTAGCCCCTGCGGTTAATGATGATTTCAACGTCCTGCTCCCTTGGGCCGTTGATGATTCCGCAGACGGTGACATGGCTCATCAGGTAGCTGGTGTTGTCATGGGTTCTCCTGACCAGTACGATTATGGCTGGGTGCAGTTTTTCGGTATCAATCCAAACACCAAAGCAGTTGCAGCAGGAACAGCCCTCATCGTGAATGAGTTGGTTGTTGCTGATACCGCAACCGTGAATGATGGTGCTGGTGATGCTGATAATCTTTCAGTTGGTGTTCTTAAAGTCGGCCTCACGGCTGACACGGTAGCAAGAAATGCCGTTGTCGATCTGTTCTGTGGTCAGGCTCTTAAACTTGGAACCTCAACCGCATAGGTTGGTTTTTGATTTGGAGTGGGCTGCACCCCCAAAATGGCCCACTTCATTTCATAAGCCAATTAAAGGCAAACAAAGGAGATCCAACATGGGATATGACACGCCAGACTTTACGAAGAACCCGAAGAAAATAGAAATCATTCCTCCAGAGGGATGCGACTTTTACCGTCCTGCTGCTGCTAAGAAAGTAGCGGATCCAGTAAAAGATCCTGAAAAGGTTGTAGAAGTAGCAGCCAAAGTGTCAGGTGACGGAACAGCTAAAGGCGAAGCAGCCAAACACGCAAGCGAGATCGAGAAATTCCGCTGTAAAAAGTGTGGTTATGTTTGCGCCACCGAAAAGGGCATGAAGATGCACTTTACTAAAGCACATAAAGGAGAATAACAATGACAATGACAGCCGCGAAACTTTTAGAAACAAACCTTCCTACGAGATTGGGTTGGGGCGCAGAGTTAGATTCAAGCTCGGCAACTGCTTTAGAACCTTACGGTGCTATCAGGTGGGATTTCAGCCCGTACTTTGGTTTTAGGCGGTTTCAGTATTTGCGTTGCGATCAATCGGGCGGCTGTACTGTCGGTCAGTTGCAGAGCGTGACGGCAAACGAAAGCATAGCAAGCATCTCTGGCACTCACTCAACCACTACGATTGAGACTACAGGTTTAACGGCTGACATTCATGTTGGCGGTATCTTGTATTGTTTAGACGACGCTGGCGGTTCAGGAGCAGCACCAGAGGGCGAGAGTGGAGTAATTACAGCGAATAGCGCAACCATCGTAACAATCGGTGACGCTTTCTCGGTAGCTCCAGTTGATACAGACGCTTTCACAATTATATTCCCTTGGGCAGTTGTAGATTCAGCCGATGGAGACTTTGCCTCAGAAGTTGCTGGCGTAGCGATGGCAGCTCACGATCAATACGACTGGGGTTGGTTCCAGTTTGAAGGAATAAATCCGCTAGTTGATGCGGTAGCCGCTGGAACGACTTTCCCAACAGGCGAGTCAGTAGTTGCTGGAACGGCTTGTGTAGATGACGGCGCGGGTGATGCAGCCGATCTAAGAATTGGCGTGATACAGCATGGCCTTACGACCGACACAGTAGTTAGAAAAGCCATTGTTGACCTCTTTTGTGGGTCAGCGTTAAAGCTCAATCAGTCAACATCATAGGTGAATAAATGAACACAGGCGAGATGGTAAAAAACGTGAACGCTGAGTGTCACCCGATAACGAATATCGACGCTATTATCATTCGTTGGCTTGATAGAGGTCAGAAGGTCGTGGGTTCAGCTTCGGGTAAAAAGCAGGGTTGGTCATGGCTTAGGCAATACGGGTATTCGTTTGCAACCGTTGACGCAACCAAAGTCTACGCACTCAGCCCCCTTGTTGATACGTCTAAAATTATCACGATGTACAACGAGACAGACTCTCAATACATTGATTCGATCAGCGAGCAAGAATTTAGGATGCACGACCCGGGAGCAGACTCATCGGGTACGTCGTATCTTTACAGGCTTGTTGGCTACGCTCCTGTGCAGCATCAGCCGACCGCAACGTCAGTGTTGACCTTTGTTTCCTCGGTAGCAGATACGGCAAACATAACTATCCAAGGGTTGAATACTGGCAGCGTTATGATTACGGAAACGATTACGCTAAACGGCACGACTGATGTTGTTTCAACGGGTTCATTCACAAAGGTAATGAGTTTGTCAAAGGACGATGAAACGGCTGGCTATGTTACTGTGACTTCGGACGCTGCGGCGGTTACGAATGTCGTGATAGCCCCGAAAGACCGCGCTGTCTCTCATCCGTTGGTAGCTCCGTATTCCGTTCCTTCGGCTGTGGACACGATCTATTACGATTTCACGATGAAGCTGCAAACGCTATCAGCAACAACCGATATTTCTTTAATCCCTGAGAAGTATCACGACGTTCCTGAGTTGTACGCAATGGCTCGCTGTTACAAGCATTTGAACAACGCGGCAATGTTTCAAACTACTTATGGCGAGTTTCAATCACGAATTAAAGAAATGAAGGCAGACGATCAGCAGCCGTCAGGCGTTTGGTCAATGGATTCTGCTTCTAACGGATCGCTGCCAATAGCGCAGTTTCCGTCTAACTTTCCGAGGACGTAATGGGTCAAGAGAAAACTACAACTCCTGTGCGGATTAAGCGGTTTCTTGGCCTTAACACCAAGATTTCAGATACCGCTATTCACATGTGGGAGTCCTCTGGATTGCAGAACGTGAACATTACAGAAGAATCAGTTGAACAGCGTAAAGGCTCTACAAAGCTCAACACCGTTGCTTTCAAGGAGAAGTCCGATACAACAGCCAAAGGCATCGTGGGGCTGTACTCAGGCCGCTTAAACGGCACTAATTATCAGGTTGGTGTGGGTGGTGATTCGTTCAGACAATATACAGGCGGGGCGTTTGTTGATAAAACGGGCGCGGTTACTCTCACGGACAACGTGAACAAACTAGCGTCTTTCGCTACGTTCTACGATTCGGGGGCAACGAATGAAATCATCATCGCTTGTAAAGACGGTGACGCGCCGATTAAGTGGACAGGTACGGGCAATGCGGCAGCTTTGGGTGGTACACCTCCTACTAATTTTAAGTATCCCCTCGTTCATAAAAATAAACTATGGGTTGTCGTTGGTGACTTCGTTTACTTATCTGGCTTACGAGATGGCGAGAGTTGGGATTTAACCAACGACGTTTTAAGGTTCGCTGGCGGTGGTGGCGATATAACAGGAATTAAAGTCTTTAGCGATCGAGTGATTGTATTCCAACCCGACGCTATCAGTGCTGTGTCTGGAACCGACCCGTTAAGCAATATGTATATCGAAACCATTGTATCAGGCGAAGGTTGTGCATCTGCTTATTCTATCCAAGAGATTGAATCTAGGAGACATGGCAATATCCTTGCGTTTCTATCTACCGAGGGAACTGTTAAGGGATTCAACGGCTCAAAGAATCTCCTGCAGTTAAGTGACCCAGCAAAACCGTTATACGACCAAATGAATAGAAGCCGTCACGCTTATTGTTCATCTGCTAATTGTCGAGCATTGAACCAATACTGGCTTACGATGTCTTTAGGCTCGGACACCACACATAGCCAGATATTGATTTATGATTACTTCAACGACAGATTCACGAATGACGAAACAGGCAAGCCCCTTTCATCGAATCTTTATCACACAGGCATAACAGCAAACGCTATGTCTATATTTTCTTCGTCTGCTGGTACTGAATATCTAGTTACAGGCGATTATAGCGGGTTTGCGCTGCATCAAGACATTGGTTTGTCGGACGAAGGCACGACGCTTATTGAAAGCAAATGGCAAACGGGCAAAATGGACTTCGGTTCTCCGAGTCATGTTAAAATGCTCACAGATATGAATGTGCAGACAACTCAATCATCAGCAACGAATATGAGCGTTACAGCTACAACGCAGAGCACAGGCGGAACCGCTGCTCTAACAATAGCTTCCGCTGGTGGGTTGTGGGGAACGCTAGTATGGGGAACTGGCAATTGGTCATCCCCTTCTACCAAATACACAGCTTGCAAGATGATCCCGACAGTAGGAGAAAGTGCTGTGTTGGGTAGGTACATCCTAACGCAGTTAAGCCATAACGTAGCAGACGAAGCCATGAGGGTTGAAGAACTAATCATTGGGGTTACTGATCTAGGTATGCAGCCTGAATATACAGAGGACTAATGAGCGACTTGCTACTACAGAAGCATAACCATGACGATTTTAACCTAAACGATGAGTTCGGGCAGCTTTACAAGTGGTATAATAAAAGCCCGATGTCGCAAACAACGAGCATTACGGGAACAGGCTCTTTAACAGCATTGAACGCTGGGGTTGTTTTGGGAGATACATCTAGCGGTGCTATTACAACGACTTTACCCACGGCGGCTGGCAATCTCGGCCTGACTTATACCTTGAAACTTGTTGATGCCACAAACAATTGGACTATTTCAAGGACTGGAACCGATACGATAGACGGTGAATCTTCAAAGATTTTATCTGTGGATAACGAAACAATCACCCTGAGATCAGACGGAGTTTCTAAATGGTACATTCTATATTCAAGTATTGATTTTGCAGAAATTGGGATGCCTAAAATGTATATGGGAACAACCGCACCGTCTGGTTATTTAATGTGTGACGGCTCTGCTAAATCCCGCACGAAATACGCGAGATTGTTTGCAATCATGGGTGAGGCTTGCGGAGAGGGTGACGGGTCAACGACTTTCGACCTTCCCGATTGCAGAGGCAAGTTTTTCCGTGGCGTAGATCATGGCGAAGGTAATGACCCTGATGCTGCAAGTAGAACAGCAATGGCAACGGGCGGTAACACGGGTGATAATGTCGGAACGGTTCAAGGGCATGAGATTGACGCGCATAAACACGACTACAAAGCCAACGCATATAACAATGCCGAAGGTGGATCAGCAGGATATTACAATGTCAGGGAAGATGCTGGCTTAACACAAAACACAAAAAGCTCTGGCGGCAACGAAACAAGACCAATAAACGTATATACGGAATATATAATTAAGTATTAGGAGGTATTACATGTCTGTCCAAGTCGATCCATATACATTTACCAACGGCACAGTGGCCGATGCACTTGAAGTCAACGCAAGGATATCGCTGATCTATACTTTGCAGAACGGCGGCATTGACGCGGCTAATGTTGACCTGACAGATGATTACGCTTGGACGGGGACGCACTCATTTAATGGTGCTGTGTACGGGCAAAGACTAATGTTCACCCGTACTTTTATACTTCCTGAGTATATCCAAGACGAGGTTAACTTCGTTCCGATTCTTCCAGTTGAAAGCCTAGCGTTTCCATACGGTATTTTAATCACGAAGTTTGGAATTAAGACCGACGCAGATTCTAGCTATAGCGTTGTTTTAGAGGATTGGTCAGACCCGCAAACTCATTCGGCAGACATTTCAACAGTTGCGACTTCTGCATCTGATGAGGCAGCGAGTGCGGCTTTAACCACTACGGTTGCAGCGGGTAACATCGTTGGAGTTGACTTACCAACAACTACGGGTGTTAAATCGCTTCAAGTTTGGATTGAATACACAATAAAGGCGAGCTAATGGCAATAGCATATTATTATTTTAATGCATATAGTAGTAGTGGGTGGAGTGACCCTGCTTATATGGTTGATGGTAATACATCAACTGGAGCATATCTATTTGCTACAACAAATGCTTACGCCACAGTAACAAAAACTGAAAACCAGAGGTGTAGCGGGAACGAATGTGTTGGTACAAGTTTAGGCAGAATTACAAAAGTAGAAATGAGATACCGTTACGATATAGGCCGAACTCTATTTATTCAAAATCCCGTAGCTGGTAGAAACTATGTAAATACCACTCCTTATTTCAACGGTTCAGCAGGAACGCTACGCACTATGTTTGATGTTTCTGGCACAGCTGCGGTATCTGCAACGTGGACTGGTTGGTATGATATTACAAGTGATGCCAATCATCCAACATGGGGAACTGATTGGGATGATGTAAAAAACATGGATATGAACGTATTTGGTTACGTTAGCTATACTGGAGAGGGATGGAGTACAAACTATGGTGGGCTAATCCAAAGTGGTTACGCTATTCAACTTGCTATCACCTATACCCCTTATGCAGCTTCAACAGGTTCAATTACGTCACCAACAGCAGCAGCTATTGCTTATAGGTCTGGAACTGGACTAGCAATAAATGGAACAGCGGTCAATGCGGTTGGGGTAAACAAAGTACAATACAAAGTTGATGCTGGTTCGTGGGTTGATTGCACAGGAACAACGGCGTGGAGCGTAACCGTTCCGCAAAGCTCTTTAACGCTTGGCGCACATACTATTTATGTACAGGTTCAAGAGGTAGGTAGCGGAACATGGACGGCGGTTGATAATGTGGCTATTGTACAGTCACCCTTACCATCACAAATGATATGATTATTACGAATTTTACAGCGAAGTTGATAGTTAAGATGGCGGCTTGGATAACACCAGGCACTAAAGGTGTGACTCTTTGGCCGTTCATATTTATTTCTCCGAAGTCGCAAGCACAGAACGGCAGACTTATAAGGCACGAACAGAAGCATTTAGAGCAGTACAAACGATACTGGATAGTTGGCTTTTTGCCACTCTATCTCTACCAATTTATCCGTTACGGATATTACAACGCCCCACTCGAAATTGAAGCAAGGGCAGCGGAGGGAAGCTATTAATGCGACTTTCTAACGACAACATAAGATTGCTACCGTTTGAGCCACAGTTTCACGCTCCCCATGTTTACAGGTGGAATCACTCAGGGGAATATCAAATGTTTTTCGGCAATAGCGAGCCTGTCACAATGGCAAGGGCAACGGAGTTGAGAAACGCTTACATGATCGTAAACGCTCATAAACCCGATGAAGTTATCGGATTGATAGTTTTGTCAGCCATCAAGGAGAGACATCGCAATTTAGAGATTCGCGGGCTTGTGGACAATGCACATCAGCGCAAAGGTATGTTTAACGAGGCTTTTATCCTAATGTGCAATTATGTGATGAACTCGATGAACTTTTACAAGATTATCGGCACACCGAGGGAAGATAACGAAAAATCAATCGGTTTGTTGGAAAAGGCTGGATTTAAGACTGAGGGCGTTATGGAAAACGAAATATATGTAGATGGGGAGTTCCACAACGTAAAGCGGTATGCTATAACCAAAGGCGCATTTAATAAATTGCATAAAGCGGGGCTGTCGGCTCCTAAGTCGGAGGAAGTGTAGTAGGCTATGATTTCAGCGGGGTTTTTGGGTGCGATAGGCGATTTCCTATTCGGCAGCGGAGGAAACGACGCAGAAGCGTTTAGAGGCCCAGGCTGGGAGCAGCAGGGCGAATTTCTCAACGATTACATGATGGGCCAGTTTCAGACTCCTGAGATGTTGGCGCAACAGCGACAGAGGGTCGCGCAGTTACAAGGGCAAGTTAATGATTGGGGGCCAACGGGCCAAGCTGGGCCTGATTATGGAAGCCCATTTGGTAACGCCTTATATGGACAACAAGGTCAAGGATATGCTGGAAGGAATCCTTGGAATCCTTACTCGGATGATCTTTCGGAAGCACAAAGCAGGCTGGCTCGCATGGAGGGCATGGAGCAGTTCATGGCTCCACAGTTCACCCCAGGCCAGGCCATATCAGGCCAGATGACATCGAATACTTCGCCCTTGCAACAGTACACTCCCGAATTTCAACAGCGCGACCCTTACCAATACAGCAACCTTAATTTCCAAAACTACGACGCTAATAAAGCAGTCGGTGACGCTTTTAATCCTCAATTTGAGATGGCTAGGAGAGGTCTTGAGCGGTACGGGCAGGATGAACGTCAGGGCATAGCCGAGGACATGAACGCTAGAGGTATGTTGACCACGGGCGGCACAACCGAAGCTATGATGAAGCAGCGCGAGACTCAGGGCAACAGGCTTGCAGATATTTCAAGTCAATTAGCCACTCAGCAAGGACAGCAACAATTACAATCACAGCAGTTTGGTGCAAACTTGAATACACAGCGTCAGGGGATGCAATTAGGCAGGGAGCAGGGACAGGCTCAAGAGTTGTTCCGTCAGCAGGGCGCGAGCGATCAACAGGCTCAATTTCTAGCGCAGAACGCATTACAAAACAACCAGCAGCAGATGCAGAATCAAAATCAGGCATTTGGTCAAAATATGCAGGGCCGTCAAGCTGCATTGGGTGAGTATAGCGTGCAGCAGCAAGCCAGACAGCAGCCGATGAACGACCTGTTTAGGTTGTATCAGTTGTCAGCGGGCAGTCAGCCAGGAAACCCAGCAACCCCAGGACTCATCGGTAGCGCAATGGGTGGGGCGGGTGCAGCGATTGGCGCAGTGCTCTGCTTACCGAAGGGGACTAAAATAGAAACAAATGATGGGGCTGTTGATGTTGAGAACGTAAAACCGGGAGATGAAGTTGTGGGCGGTACGGTCACAGCTACGGTACGGATATTAAGACCAACAGATCATAAGTTCTACCGTCACAATTTCACAAATGGCGATGTAGTTATGAGCAAAGGCCATCCGTACTTTGACGATTTAGTTGGTATGGAAGCCGTAGAGAGCGATTCCGATTGCACCTACGACGTTAAAACATCGGGTGGTTACTACTTTGTAAATGGAATCAAGCTAGGCTCAACAATAGGAGGTTGATATGTCAAGCAGATGGGCAAACATGGGAGCGCAAATGGGCGGGGGCGTTAGCAACGCTCTCGGCGGTTACGCTAGAAGAAAAAACATGGACAACGAACTTGCCAAGGTTAGCGGCATGTCACCAGAAGATCAGAGCCTATATATGCAGCTAAAGTTGGGCGGTGGTGGTGCTGGTGGTGGAAATGAACTTGGAGGCATCGTTGCGGAGATGTTGAGAAGAAACATGGGCGGCGGTGGTGCAAGACCTGACGTTGGAGGCGGTAGCGCTGCTGGTGCAGGCGGTGCGGGCGGTACAGGTACACCAAACGTACCAGAAGTGCCAATCGTTAGTCTTGGAACTTATATAAATCCTAAAACTGGAGAGAAATCGACTCCAAGCGATGCTGGCGATGTCACTTATCTAACGGGGCTTGGATTCGTAAAGCAATAGTCATAAGGGAGTTACAACATGGCAGAAGCTAATAAAATACCGAGGACGATATTGCCTAGTGAAAGAAGGCAGATGTCTGCTCCTACGCCAAAAACTATACTACCGAGCCAGCGTAGACAGCAACCACCATCCCCAATGGGCGGTGGTATGGTGAATACGAGCATCAACGCTGACGGGGTGAAGTTAGACAACCCAGCGGCTCAAGCAAATATTGCTGGTCGTAAAGCTGCGGCTACGGCAGCGGCAAATGCTGCTGTTAAAAAGAGAATGGACGATAACCGCAGCAAAGCCGTTCAGAAGGCAATTAGTGAGACTCCAGGGAATACAGGGCTTCAAGAGATCGGCCCAAGCGGTGCGCCAGTTACCCCTGACAATCCAATGTCATACTCAGCGCAGAGATATATAAAACTAGCCAAAGGTGACATAGATTTAGCCAAGAAATATGCAGATCTCAATAAAGGCGTGGCTAATAGCGACAAAACAAAGATCGGGCTGCAAGGATTGATTAAAGTCCTTCCCGCTATATTGAGAGATATTGAGAAAATACCAGTTTCCAACTTTAGACCTCTCGGCCCAACTGCAATGCAGGGGATGAACTATGTTAAGGGCAAGGTTGATTTGTTGCCAGAAATGACAATGGTTGACTCGACGCTTGAAAACATTGCTACCCCGTTTGCAAGGGCTTTAGGAGATATGCGAGTTAGTGACGCAGATGCCAAACGTGCAACCGTTCTTTTAAGGAAAGCGGCTTTTTCTGGTGATGCTAAAGTCAGGGCTTCCAACATTGACAAGATGTTTTCGCTGCTTGAGGGCATTGGTGGCGTTAATATCCGAGGTTACATTAAAAGACGGCAGAAACAAAGCAAGCAAGGCAAGATGGGTGAAAAGGCTATTAAGGGAGATGCCGAAGCTCTTGCGTGGGCGTTAGATAACTCCGAGGACGCAAGGGCAATCCCGATACTTGATAAACTAGGAATCTCGATAAACCCAAGATTTAATGTGCCAGCCTTTGAGGGAGAAGATAGCCCAGAGGCGATTGCAGAGGAATTAGAGGGGGATAATGGGGACATTTAATCCTGACAAATTCTTAGATGGTAGCGTAGCAAAGAAAACTAAGAAGTTCGACCCTGACGCTTTCATTGGCAAGCCAGAAGTTAAGGCTGCGCCAAATGAGGGGCCGTCTTTCGTTGAAAAGGCTTATAATCTTGCAAAACACCCAGCGGGGCCACTTGGAATCATAAACCCGCTGAGTACGGCTATAAGCGCAGCGGAGGGAGTGCAATCAGTAATGCGAGAACGCGCTGCTGGAAAGCCGACCGCAGGGCAGGGCGGGTATATAGATAGAGAGGTCTTGAGTGGTCAGTTACCGATGCAGGGGGCTATTCTGGGCGGTACGGCTCTCAATGTTCCTGGTGCTGTCATAGGTGGCGGTGTTGGTAAGATAGCGGAGAGGGTTGGCAGATACTACTCTGGATTAGACGAAGCACCTAAAAACATTGTGGAGCCAATCGTTGACGTAGGATTAGAAGCTGCGAAGCAAGGCGCGTATGCTTACGGAGGTCAAAAGGTTGGGAAGTATTACGGCAAGGCATCGAAGTTTGTAAAAGACAATATAGCCTCTAGGCAGATACCAAACAGAGTCAGGGGCTTTTTTGAGGACATCCCCGCCGTGGGTGGTTTTTTGAAAGCTGGTAGGCTAACCAACGAAGCAAACGCACTTGCCTCGTTTAAAGCAGCAGAATCAACTAGGAAGGTCGCATATCAAGCTGCAAAAGCAGATGTTAAGTCAGATATTAAGGGCATGGGCGCAAAGACTCGCGTTGACGCTGCGTCAGGACTCAAGGAAAGCGTACAGCAAGCCGATGACGCTATAAACGTAGAACTGAACAAGGCAAAGGGAGCCGTTAAGAAATACAACAATGAGCGAGTTTCCGTTGAACGAGTACGAAAGAAAATAGTTGATGAATTAGGCAAGCAGGGCGTTAAAACCGATGCATCTGGTAACTTTATAGATGATGCTTTTGTTGATGCTATGCCGGCAGAAAAGAGGGCTTCTCAAAAGTATTTGCGTGAGGCGAGCAGACTGCTCCAACAGAATCCAACTATTGAAAATCTGGACAGGGTGCGTACATCGTTTGGAGAAACTGCAAACTTTGATGGTATTAGCAGAAGTACTACCGATAAAGCCTACGCTCGTGTTTATAGGGAATCTCGGCTTGCATTATTGGACGGGCTAGAGTCTAGCGCAAAGAGTGCTGGTGCAAAGGCAGATGTAGCAAGGTTTGCCAAAGCAAAAGCCAACTACGCTAAGAAATCAAAGATGGTTGGAGAACTCAGTAAAATAACAGATAATCCACCTGAAACAATCGCAGACAGGGCGAGGTCACAGCTTAAAGGGTCAAATATCAAAACATGGATAAAGACAGACCCAACTCTTAAAGAGCCGATTAAAGATGTTGTTGTGAACGATCTCATTAAGAGGTCAAGCAACGCAAAACAATTTACCGAGTCAATCGACTATTATGGTCGGGACACGCTTAAAGGACTGATGCCAAAGAAAACATTTGACGCGTTGATGTCTTTAGAGAGTAGGCTTCAGCAGGCATCTAATCCATTCGTAGCAAATAAAATGCCGCAAAAGCCACTCGGTAAGTTTTGGGAAGCTATCAAGACTTCAGCAGGAAAGGGAGCCAAGATAGACCCCGAAAAGGCTAGGCTGTTTTTCCAAGCCGTAGGCAATACACTTGAAATCAAATCCACTAAAGACAGCAAGCGTAACAAGTGGGGGCCGATTTAACTTCAGTCATACAATAACAACCGATCAAGTAGTGCAAGGAGGCTTAAAATGGAAGATGCAATCAGGGTAACTAGAGCAGATGGACAAATAGCTGCGGCTGTGGACATTGGGCCAAGAACAGCAACCAACTTGCTTCAAATAAGCGCGGAAACGGTAACGCTTAGTGCTGGTGCGCAAGGAACTACTGGAACGGTTTGCCTAGACAAAGCCCCAGTTTTTAATGAGGTTGGCTCTCAAATAGGCGAACTTTCAGATACCTCGTTTGCTTTCGTCACGGGTACAGTTCTTACTACTGAGGAAGCATGGGATTACACCAAGCTAGACGCGGCGCAGATCGCTCTTCTGGATAACGGTGATTTCCGCATCGACTATCGAACAGGCAAGATGCTTTACTGTAAAGATACCGCTGCCACGACTGACACTTGCAATTATAAAACCCGTCAGACCAATATCGAACTTACCGCTGCTCCTACGACTCTTGGCTCGGTGAAGATTGAGGACGGCACAACGGCAGCGAATAAGGCCGACATAAACGATGCCGACACGGCGAGAACCACAGCGACGCACGTTCTTGCAACACAGCCCATAGATGCAGCGGGTGCAGTATTATCGACGAGTGCGTTGGCAACGAGTGCAAAGCAATTAGCCGACGATCATAACGTAACCGTGTCAAATATGATCCCTGCGGTTGAAACTGGCCTAGCGACAAGTGCCAAGCAACTAGCAGACGATCACAATGTTACAGTCAGCAACATGATTGCACCTGTGGAAACTGGCCTAGCAACAAGTATAAAACAACTAGCAGATGGTCATGGTGTCGCGGTAGCAGACGGTGCAGATGTAACTCAAGGTGCTAAGGCAGACGATAAAAATTCCGCTACTGACACAACTGCAATATCAATCATGGCGGTGTTAAAACAGCTTTCGTTTTCGATGCAAGCCAACGCTGGCAACACAGAAGTCATGGACGATTGGGATGAGGACAACAGATGTAAGTCCAACCCGATTGTTGGACAGGCTGGCGTAGCTGCAAACCGTGGCGTAGCAGATGCCCTTACTCAGAGAGTAGCCCAAGCGCGTGACCTCACAGTTACCAACGCAACTGGCTCCGGAGCGATAGCAACCACAACCGCAGTAAGTGCAAACTGGAAGCTAGACCATATCACCATTCACTTGAGTGCGGCTCCCACTACAAGCCAAGACCTTTCAATCTCGATAGATGCCAATGACGGCGCTGCATACGACACGATTCTTTTGAAGCAAGACCTATCCGCTTCAAGCGCAACGGACATCGTTTATAAGAATCCTTTGGGTGATTTAATCCTCGAAAGCGGTGACGAAATTGCCGTCGCTTACACTAACACAGATGGCGTTACTTACGGACTTCGCGTTGTTGGCGAAAAGATATAGGAGGATTAAATGGAATCCACGATAATTAACGGACGCTCAATAAGCGAGCAAAATAGAGTGCAGACAGTAGCGGCGGCTACGGGAACGATACTTCAAGATATTGACGAAGTGCGTGTCGATTACACAACGACGGCTGCGGTGACGGATTTAGAATATCCCGATGCTCTAGTTGCTTCTCGTCAAAAGCGTATTTCAATTTACGATGTTGATGGGAACGCTGGAACGAATAACATCACAATCAAAACGACAGCCGATGCGGTTATCGCTGTCATAACCGAAGATTATGGGGCTGTAACTCTGATGAGCGACGGCACAAACATCGACATCGTATAAGGAGAATTAAAATGAGCAACATAAACCCGCAGAGTTTGGCAAGAATCAGCATGGCGATAGCAGCAGACTCATTAGCCATTGGAGTTAAGAGTCCCTTTAGTATGTGGCTACCCGACGCTGCAAATCCGGGGAGTAGTTTTGAGAAAAAGATTACTGCGCCAGCAGCTATCAATATGGACACTCACGCCTCAGAGAACTTCAATACAGGAAGCATGGGGCAGACAGTTGGAGTAGATTGGCTCTCGTCCTTTCCTTACTTTTGGTATTTCACTATATTAAGTGGGGTCGTGTATTGGGTTGGTTCTCGAAATAATGTGATGAAAGTCATGCCAGCGGCAACGCAGATAGGCGATTTAGACACCGCGCCATCTGGAACACACGCGCAAGGTGATGTCTTTATAGCGGCGAGTATTACACCCGCTGACTTCGCAGGGCTTCCAGTTTGGGGGCCGATAGGTGGTATGCCGTTACAAAGAAACGCAGCTTCTACAATTCCGAAAGCAGTTGCGTTGACCGCAGGGCAAGACGGGTTCGGGTATCAGGATAAGATATGCGCGACCGAGTGGATTTTCCCCAAACTCCAAAATGGAGCGCAACTTAACTACTTATCCCTATCGGGAGCAGGTACTACACTAGCCTTTGAAACGACTACAGCTTCTTTAATGACATTCAGACAAGGGAATAATGGGAGATGTTATTTACGATTTGGAACGGGCACTCGTAGTGCAGCCGATGCTACTTCCACAGCTTTGTATATTCACTTACCTCTTGCTGTTTCGTCTACCGCTTCAATTAGCTCTACTTATGAATCTACCGCAAGTTTTCGTAAAGCAGGTGGCAATGTGGGAGTTGGCAATTTTGCCCCTTATCTTGGGACAACTTATATGAAAATACTCACATCGGTTGGCGAGGCTCTGGAATGTGGTAGTTTTGACGCTGGTGATTATATCAAAAACATAGCATTAAACTATCAAGCATTTTAAGGATTAAATGACAGACTTAATCTTATATATTGTCTGGAAACTTTCAGGCACGATGTGCGAGAGATACCCGCGAGGTTTTAGAAAGCCGTGGGGAAGTGCAGATAACTTCACGATGGAGGACGGAGTTTTCCATTTCAACCTGTATTTGGGCTTCGGTCTGCTAGTCGATTGCTTTGTTCTCCTCGGCTGTATGTTCAGCAAGTGGGCGTTGTTCGGGCTGCTCATCCACTTAGGAATGATAGCTCAGATATTTTATCGTGAGTGTGTCGAGGATAAGCACCTAGCCCGCAGGAAAGCAGGAACGGAAACACCCGAACAATGGCTGGACTTCAAAGCTGACTTGATAACTCGTTTGAGTGGAATGATAGCACCCGTCGCAGTAGCAGTCATAGTAGTCATAGCGGTTTGTTTGAGGTAGCTCATGGTTGATGAAAAAAAGTTCTCAACGCACGATCTTGAAATTGCCGAGAAGCTAGGTGGTATATCAGCGTTGCAAGAGACTATTCTCAACCGACTTGACGAGTACATGACCGACAATAAAACACAACATAAAGCCCTGTGGGGCAGGATAGACGGCCACAGCAAAAAGATAAACTGGATAATGGGTTGCGCGGCAACAGTCTCAGCTTGTGCTACTTACGCTGCACTTTGGCTGAAGCATAAATTTTGGAGTAGTGGGGGGTAGGCATGAGTTGGTTTCCGTGGTCGAGTAAAAAAAGAGTTTCGTCCCTAGATGCGTTGGACAACGAATTTAGACCTTTAATCGAAGGCGTTTTGTCAGACATTAAATCAAGGGGCCTTAAATTCAAAGTATTTGAAACGTATAGAACGCCAGCCCGACAGAAAATGCTGTTAGCAACTGGGAAAAGCCGTAAAAAGGTAAGCAACCATTGCAAGGGGTTAGCCTGTGATATCGTACACCTTAGAAACGGTCGGTGGGATTGGTCAGATTTTAACGATTACCTTCCTTTGGGTGAAATTATTAAAAAGCACCCCAAACTCAGGTGGGGAGGTAGTTGGAGATATTTTAAGGATGGAGCACATATTGAACTGAGGTAGATCATGAAGAAAGTAACGCTACAAGGTTTTAGGGAATGGCTAATTTTAGAACATGACTATGCCAAAGAAAAAGAAAAGTCAGTCCTAGAGAGAGTCTTTAAGAAGTTTTCCCAGGTTTTGAAAACATACGAAGTCGGTAACGGTTGCTCAATTAAAGAAGCAACTGACAAACAATGAAAGGGGCAACACAATGGAAAGCACAATTCTAATCATCTTGGCAGCGGTAGTAGCAGTTTCGGAGGCTTTGGCTTTGATACCTGCACTCAAGTCTAACTCTGTACTTCAGTTAGTTAGCAACATTGCTAAGAAACTTCTAGGCAGAAAATGAGCGGAGTAACCGTAACAATAGCTTTATTGATTGCGGCAGCGGGCGTGGTCGGTGTCATTATCTACATGATCTGGAAGCAAGGTAGTGACACCGCACGCTTGCGTTTAGAAAACGAGGCGCACCGTGACAGAGAGCGAATCGAAAAAGATGCAAAAGAGGCTTGGAATACGATTGATGACGATACTCAGTCTAATCGTGCTGCTGCTCGCAACTTCTTGTCGAGGCTTATCAAGCCCAGCAAAGATAGCTGAGCCACCGAGTCCTTGTCCTAGAATCGTTGATTTGATGGTTCCCCTAGCGGAGAGAGGTTTGCCCGATATACTCCCCAACTGTGCCGACGATCGAAGCCCACAAATGTGTTCTGTGGCTTTCGACTGCGCTGACAGAGAAGCTTGTTTACAAGGTTGGGTTAAGAAATATGGAAAAGTTGGAGTTTGGAAGTGAACGGGGAACCCCGAAACAATATCGAGCGAGAAGAACACAAGCTATTAAGACAGCTTGAAGATGAGATCGGAACGAATTACAAAGCCAGAGTTACCGTCCAGAAAATAGTCAATTTGTATCATAGTGAGCTGGATGTGCTTCACTTTGAACTTATAGCCCTTGAAGCCACCCAGGAGCCGAGGCGAGGACACACAGGATGCCCGTAGCTGGATTTTACTCCAAAAGACGGCCCACGGTCGCATGTATTGAGTTCGTTCGTTGTGGGGGCTTAAAACAGGGTTAAATTGTTCCTGCTCAGTATTTCGTCAGATACTTTCCGATGGCCCATTCTCATTGCTATTTCTGCACAAGCCCTACGTTCCTCTTTTATAGCTTCGTCAACTTTCGATATCTTTTTAGGCTTTGGCTTGGGCTTTGTCGGTAGATTCGCAGTCACGGCCCAGACAGTAACTTTATTTCCAGTGACCTTGCATATTCTCGTTACATCCAACTCCTCAATTACTCCTCGATCACGAAGCTCGCCAAGTCTTGAGGCGGTAGCGTTCCTATTTTCTACCCTACCGTTCTGCCTGATTATGTCGCACACTTCACCACCCGTAAGTGGGTCATGACACGATAAGATGTGATATACCTCAAACTGCCGCTTACCTAGAAGCCCGCCGTCCCTTATCCTATAGTAAGCATCCCTGCTAGTTTGGCGTGTCATTTATCCCCGTGATTCTGGCAAGACAGCGTTTGAGTTTCTCTATTTCAGCCACCAACTCCGCAATCATTTTGTCTTGGCGAGCGATTATCTTACTTAGCGTTGTCATTTCGCTCATCGTTTGTATCTTTAAGGGTTTCTTTTTCACCGCATCCTCTCTTTCTGATTGCTGCTGCTATCGCTTCACGGCAATAATGTTGTTCTGTGCAGTTAGCTTTTTCACATTGCTTGTCACCATCGGCTATCTTTGCACACGCTTCACGCTCCGCATCTGCAAGTCGTGCTTCTAATTCTTTGATACCCTTTGCAGATATTAGTTCTTCAATCCTTACCTCTAGCTTCTCGATATAGTCTATGCTTTCGCAGTATTCAGTTTGGATGGTTCCTGCATCTGCAAGTCGTGCCTCTAGCTTCTTGACTCTCTGTTTTAGTTCTTCATTTTCTGTTTCTATTGGGGTAACTTTCTCCCATTCCTCTCCACTCTCTGCATCATAAAACCCTTCGACAGTGACTGGATGCCCGCAATAACAGCACTTTTCTATATCTTTCACTTCAGCATCGCTAACAAGACACTCATTTGTAACTTTCAACGCAGCATCAGCCACAGCCTCTAGCTTCTCGTTTTTCAACCTTATACGCTTCACCACCTCCCACGGCGGTTCTAATTTATCATCATCTCTCTCACACGCTGGGATAGGTTTACACCCAAGCACCTCATATATTATTTTGCGATAATCACTCTCTTGTTTCTCTAGCTTCTCGATAACTACCATCACGTTATCAACGATTGCCATCGCAAGTGTTGAATCCATCGTCTTGTTTTCATTCTCTTTAGTACACCATCCCTGCGCCACCGCTGCTATAATTTCATCTTTCATTTATTCACCCTCTTTCTTACTCAATAACTCGATTGCCTTTTTGTTTTTATACCTCAAATCCCTTACTGTTTTTATTAGTTCAAGATTAGTTTTATCCCATTCAACCCCGAACTTGTCATTGTGAGCAATCCAATCCATGAATAAATCTAATGGGACTATCGCAAACTTTTCTTTATAAAAACAAATGCCACCTGTATCTAAATTGATTACCGAATTGATGGAATTTTCTACCGATTCTAGCAATGGCCCTTCCAGTTTTATATTCTTTTTCATTACTCACCCTCTTTCTGATTGCTGCTGCTACCTTCTCTGTATAAGCTGCTCTGGCTTCACGCATTGGGCTACGATATGCGTTCCAAAAGTGTTCCTCAACTACCTTTGCACACGCTTCTCTCTCCGCTTCCACAGCTTTATCAATATCTGATTGCATACATATACCCCATGCTTTCTTCACTTGAGTTTACCAGCTTCTTTGAGTGCTTCCATTACGTTACGAAATAAAGTCCACCCAATGATGAAGTCGGTTTCTTCTGGGTGTGATTGCTTCGCGTATTTTATTATATCCCCAGCAGCATCAGCCACAGCCTCTAGCTTCTCAATCTGCTTCACGTGGCTATCTTCACGCCGTTCGTGTTTTGCTATTGTAGATTCCAGCTCCTCGATGCGTTGGTCTTTCTCTTCAAGTGTTTCAATCATATTATGTTTTATTTGAATATTCTGTTCCAGCCGACTTTTTAATTCCTCAGTATAGTCCTCATTGAAAAGTTTATTGCCGTAAGCATCTCTAATGTATGGACAACTCATTTATTCACCCTCTTTCTATCACCATGATTTCATTTATTTCAAAGTCACATTGCCCCGGACTTTCTGCGCTCCATAGATACTTGGAGACATATTTTTTATGTTTATTGATAGCCTTTAGGATAGCATCACTCCTAGTACAATATGAGTCACCTGAAATGTCACAAGGCCAACCACCCATGCTTGAATTAATTATAATTATTAAATCTGCGTTATCATCACTCTCCACCTCCCTTTCAGCGTTCTCTGTGTTGAATTGTAGTGAGTTCATAACTTCACCACCTTTAGCTTTGCTTTAAGCTCCTTGACTTCCGCTTCCCGCTTCAACATCTGCTTCGCTAGCATCCCGCAAAGTTTTATGAGATGGGCTTTGTTCCGCATGATAAGCCCTCGCTGCCATGTCTCTCCGTATCGTTTCATATCATCTCCTTAAAACATCGGGCGGTGGCAGGAATTGCACCCGCTCGGCAATTATGTTGCCGTTTGATGTTCGCGTGTCGTGTCTATAGCCACCTGACTAAATTCATCTCTGTCCACGCCGCACCGCCCTTTGTTATTTGCCTTTGCCCTTCGGTTTCGTAGTAGAGCATCCACCTCTACCCCTGTTACCACGCTTGCCCTTACCACTTCCGTCCTTCTTGGGTGTTCCTTTAGCCATGATGTTTCTCCTTTGCTGTGAACTCAACAATCCTATACTCCGCTGCGTGTCTGCTGTCCTTGCTCTCTGCCTTTAGCTGCCTCATTTCAAACAGAGCATCGTTCCGCATGAAGTGTGCCGACTTGTTGCGCCAATGTTTGCATAAATGTCTGCGAAACTGAATGACCCATATTCCCCTCATTCATGCCCCCTCACTAAAGAATAAACACACCAACACAATCCCTAAAAACAGTATATACATAAGCTATCTCCTAGATAACGGCTTAAAGTAATACCTGACTACCTCCTGAAACTCTCCGAGACTTCTGCAAATACTAACCATGTACCCACGCTCAATCATCTTGAGAATAATATCGTCTTGATGCTTCGTTGTTCTGCCCTTCGGTGATTTCATTTCAACCCAAAGCCCGTGATATTTATCCGTCGGTTCTGGAATAAATAAATCTGGAAGCCCTCGGAGCAATCCTTCCTTTTTCAATGTCACAGCTTGCCTGATATTTACTCGCGCACCATTTTGTGACGCTGCGATCAGCTTCTTTGGATATTGCAGCTTGAACCACTCAACAGCGTTTTGTTGTATTTCACTTTCTGGGTGTTTCATTCTTCCTCCACAGTTGCGTCAGGGCTTAACTCCGTGATGTCGTATCTCTGAGTTATCGACTCTTTGCCTAACGCTCTGTCAGATGGCCTAGCTTCCCCGTTTATCATTTTGTTTATTGTTCCTGTCGTGATGTTGACAATCTCTGCGTACTTAACCGACCCGCCAGCGTGATAGACTAAATCCTTTAGCCTGGTGCGGCGTTCTTCCATCTCTGCGATCTGTTCTGGTGACTTGTGGAAGTGTCTACGATTACCCATATCAAAATTCCTTTCAATAAGGTTGACCCCCGAAGGGGGAGGCGGTCAGGCTTGATGCCCGACGCGCCCCCTATTCCCGCACACGACCAAGTGAGAAGGAAGTCCAATATTTGTGAGTGGTGTTCTGGTCGTGTGCATTTCTTAGTCCTAACATATTGAGAGTTAAATGCAATCACAACTTGCCAGCTTCTTTGAGTGTTTCACATAAACGGTCTAGTGAAGATTCCCACTCGCTTCTGTCCGTTCCATACTTATAGAGCCGTGTGGCAGTCTCCTTCGCAGCATCAGCCACAGCCTCTAGCTTCTCGATGTAGTCGAGTAGTTTAGGCATTTCCTCACCAGCCGCTTCTTGAAAATCAAAGATGAAATGTTCATCCGCTTTTGCGTTCGCTTCATACTCTCGTAGTCTTTTTATTGTCTCTTTCATCACTCACCCTCCGCTTTTCTTAAATCATGTTCTAATAATATCATAAGAAAGCCCCATGCCATCGCCCCCATATATTTTGAAGGCATCCTTTCAACATGCTTTATCCAATTATCAACCGCTTTCTCTACTTGATGTTTCATCACGCCCCTCCCTAGTTACAATACGTTGTATTACCGAGTTTCTGACAAGTCACTCCGTCCGAGCCGTATGTTGTGTTGCCGAGTCTTTGAACTGTGGAGCCGTTGGAGTTATAAAGCGTGTTGCCGTACTGAGTAGAAGTGGAGCCGTTTGAGTTGTAGGTTGTGTTGCCGTATGTCCTCGCGCTCCCACCGTTTGAGTTATAGCGGGTGTTGCCGTATTGCTGATAAGTCTGCCCACCTGACCCGTAGGTTGTGTTACCGTACTGCTGATAAGTTCCCTTGCCCCCGTGAATGTATTGGGCTGACGCGGTTGATGCTACTAGCAAGATCGCTACGATTATAAGTGTTTTCATTTTGTCTCCTTAAAAGTTTGCAATTTCTTCTATCATTTCGATGGCTGCTTTAATGCGTTCCTTGAATTTAGGCACACAGTTTTTTATTTTTGCAGCACCCTCTAAATAATCCGCAGCAGTACCTAAGTGGCTAAGTGCGTATTCCAACTTGCTATACAATTCTTGCTTTTCTTTTATCTTCATTTTAAACCCCTTTCCTCGTTGTATTCATCCCAAAGTTTATTTGCTTCCCTGTAAAAGATAGGCAATAGACTGCGTTCATCATTTGGGTTCTTGTGCATCTTCTGATGGCAATTTAGGCAAAGACATATTTGCAAATCATCCCTGCTCCTACGTTGACCCCCTTCTGGATTAGGCAAGTGATGACCTGTCGTGTGAACCCTTCCGCACATCATGCACCGCTTGCCACGAATCCAGATGCGATATTTCAAGTCCTTCACCTTTTTTGGCTTTAATATCATCATTGGTCTAATTTCTCCTTAATACGCGGGAGCCGTCTATTGTTTGCCTGCTCTTTTTTCGTAGCCCATCGGCAATTGTTTTTCGAATAATCTCCGTTGTTGTCAATGCGGTCAATCGTCAACCCGTCAGGCTTATCGCCCATATCTCGATAAAACGACTCAAAGCTATTTTCCCACTCTTTGCAAATTTTTATACCCCGCCCGCCATAATATTTGTAGGAGTCGCTTTTAGGATTAGCCGTTCTAGCTTTCATCCCCTCCCATGTGTGATATTCTGTTGATTGTGTTTTTCTATGCGTGGCGTTCTGTTTGCCAACGCTTTGCATGAAATCCTTTTTGTAGCACCCACAGCTTTTAGTATTCCCACTCTGTAAGTTGCCCCCTCTTGCTATAAATTCACAACCGCAATCGCATAGACATCGCCAATGCCTATAATAATATGGAGCACCATCCCCCCTATGAAACTGGAGAACGACTACCTTACCATACCTTTCGCCAACACGGTTTTTTAGCTTTGTCATTTTGTCTCCCATAAAGATCAGTCCAATTTTTCGCGTACCCACCCAATCATCATCTCCATCTTTTCACGATAGAACACCTCAAAGTCTCCTTCACCGCCCAACTGCTGCCAATAGCAAAATATCACGGCTCTCATCCTCTGCGATGGTGTCTTAGATTGCTTGAACTCAGGCGGCGGGGCATCAGGCACAAAGGTTTCAGTTGTTTCCTCTGACGCAAATATCAACCACCCGAAAGTCTGATTGAGCCTGATACACTCTGCTGCGGTATCTGCTGGCATCTCTTGACAATGAAACGTCACCTTTAAGGTTTTGTCCTTCAACGTGCTGATGCTGCTCATCGTTGCTGGAACTGTGTATTTATTCATTCTCCACCTTCGATCTGCACATAGGGTTTAGCTGGTGTAACTTCTTTGGCCTTGTCAAACTTGGCAAGTAGTTCTTCCCCTGCTCCCGCTGTGCCTGATAGCTTCTTCATCTCCCTAGCGTTTGGCTTGTACTCTCCGACTCTAAAATACTTCATAAAAGACCCGTCGCCAACTTCCTCACGAATATCGTTCAACTGCTTCACATCCCATTTAACGTATTCCTTGAACGTAATCTTTACCGTGAAATTACTTCCCGCAACACGCTTGACCTTTGTATCGCTTTCAACTGTTGCCGCAAGTGCTGCTAATTCACATTCAAGGCTGTACCTAATCTCTCGTAGCTCGCCCTCGTGAGTCTTAACGGCTTTTAACTGCGCGATAATCTCATCTATCTTGTCGCCGCTGTATTCTATGATCTCTCCGTTTTCGTCGATGTATTCCATTAGAACACCTCCTTGAAGTCTTTTTCAAAGTCTGCTTGGGGTGGAGGCTGATCGTCAAACTGCTGGAAAGTCTCAACCAGATCGTCTGTATAAGCGTGTGACCATGTGCCAGTTTTCTCGTTCAGCTTAAATCCTGCGTCGGTTAAGAACTTGTCGGTAAACTTGCCACCTTCATTCTTTGTCAAGATATAGGCTTTACCCTTCCACTCGCTACACCACCAGCCGTTACCCTTAGCCATGTCAAGCGGCGGGGCTTTGTTTACGGGCTTGGCTGCTTTAGCTGCTGGCTTGGCGTTGGCTTCTATGTCGTGGTTCTCTATATCGTCACCAGTTGAAACCATAAAGGTTTTTAGAATAAAATATTTGTAAGCTGAGGTCAGAGCCTTTGGTGCGCCTTTGTCTTGTGTGTCTGCACCCTGTCCAACACCAGTAGCAACAATCATTTCCTCGGTTTCGCAATCGCAGATGGAAAATTCTACATTGACTGTGGTTAGGCTGTCTACCCTGCAAGAATGAGTTACGGAAGGAATTATAATGACTTTGTTTTTAATGCAGAGTTCTCGCAGAGCAGTCAATGCGTCCTGCTCTTGGACAAACTTATACTTGAAATGCTTATTATAGCCATTCTTAGGGACGTTCCCCATTTCGCCAATGATTTTAATCAGCTTCATTCTCAGGCCATTTGATTTAGTGTTTGTTTCCTTTGGCATCGTCAATCTCCTTTATTTGATTATACAAGTCGTTGCGTTCTAAAGCTAGTCTATCAAGTCTTTGTTCTGCCGCTGCTTGAATCCAACCATTTAACGAACTGTGGTCATGTCCAGCGGCTTCTTTCACTTCCTTGTGTAGCTCTGGGTCAATCCTAAGCATGACATTTACTTTCTTCATCTTTTCTCCTTAAATTGTGGTTATCAAAACCAATCCCGCCATTATAATCGTTCCACATATTAACCCCGTTGCAATCCACATCAACCTGTCTGCGTTCCGTTCTCTCTCCGATTGTTTGGCGAGTAGATACTTCATAGCTGGCTTCCATCGTTCAATGACGTATTCCATTATTCACCCCTCTCTTGCTGACGGTGTTGTGAATCGGGGCAAGTCACGATTGCCCGTCATCGCAACAAGTCAAACGGTTTCTGACTCTTTTCGCTTTTCTTCTAGTTGCGCTTTCTTAATGTTGTATTCGGTTTGCGTTGTCTCTGTAAATGAGGCTTCGGTCAATTGTTTAGCCATCTCACCACTAATAAACTCATCATCTTGTAGTTCCGATCTTCTGTTCGTATTCGCTAACAGCGTCATACCATGCTTCTTGAAAATCGACAGTCCAGTTTTTGTTATACTTATCATCTGCGTATTCCGCTGCATTTCTCAAGTTTCCTTCACTCACGCAAATCGATTTATAATACGCATCGAAATGTTTGCCGTAACTTCTTTGCATTTCCTTTTTATAGTGATTTTGTTTTCTCATTTTGTGCCGCCTTTCGGTTGACTGCGTTGACTATTCTGCTGTAATCTCGACAATGTTTTGTTTATTCGCCCCGCTCTTGTTGACGGTCGCTCTCTAATGATTCCATCTCCCATTCTTTCTCAACTGCTTTGCGATGTTCGGGGCAAAGATACTCACCGACATCTGCAAACCATACGACTTCATCGTCATGGCCTCGGTCGCAATATTCGCAACTGTGATGATGATAGTCTCCGTTTGGATTGTCAGGCGTGATTGATACATCGTAATTAGGTAGGTGTTCCATGTGTCTCCTTTGGTCGTGTGACTGTTTGTTACCTTATGCAACTACTGTGCGCCCATTGAATACAGAGTGCAAGCATAATCGGCATTAATTCGTATTTAGTTTTAATGGGGTCTAATAAGGCTTAGAGTGGGCCGTGGTCAAGGGGTTACAAATATTAACCGATTGGTGATAAAAAGGTTTACACCTTCATTGTATAAGTATAGAAAGGGCGATAGAAAGGGGCAATCATGAACGCAAGAGACTTGGAACAGAAGCTAGAAAAACGCAGGGAGTACATGCGCATAAGGCTTAAAAAACACTATAAGATAGCTAGGGAGATTGGCTTTTGCTCTCAAGAGGCGGCTATTCTGAGCCACCAGACGTTGAAAGTTATACATAGGATTGCGCTAGAAAGGGGGCTAAATGTACGGGAAACACTTTGAGTCAATGTATACGGGGTCTATGTTCGGGGCTGGGATGAATGTATTTGCTGTTTGGGGCTTTGCGATAGCAAATAAGGGTTCTGATGGTGTAGTTGAGATCAACCCCCCCTTTGTAGCTTCCGCGCTGGGCTGTGGAGTGGAGGATGTCACATCGGCAATCGAGTTCCTTTGTTCACCGGATGAAAATTCAAGAAGCGAGGACAAGGATGGCCGTAGGTTGTTAAAGGTCGGTTCTTTTACCTATGAGGTGGTTAATCATGCGAAATATGTTGGTATGAAAAACGCAGAAGATAGACGCAGACAAGGAAGGGAATCGCAGGCCAGATTCAGAGAAAAGCACGGGGGAACCGTAGTAAGCAGTAGTAAGCAAATAGTAATCAATAGTAAGCAGCCAGTAATCAATAGTAAGCAGCCAGTAATCAATAGTAAGCAGCCAGTAATCAATAGTAAGCAGCCAGTAATCAATAGTAAGCAGAGTAAGCCTATAAAGATAGAAGATGAAGATAAAGAT